AGGTGCGCGAGAGCCACCCCACAAGGCCCGAACGCAGGCTTCGGTGGGTTGATGTCAACTACGGGTGTTCAGGCCAGCAGGCAGCAAGCCAGAGGGCGCCGAGAGGCATGTCTGTGTATATGGGAGAAAAAAACCACGTAGAAGGGGCCTGGGGGGGGAAGGGGGGGGGAGGTATGGTATATACTTACCCTTCCCGTAGAATTTGTTATTTTCACACTTGACTACTACATGTAGTGTTGTTATTCTTTTTTCATACTATATATGGTGTACTATGGACACAGAGCTGGACAAGTCTATTGAGTTGGATGAGGAGCTTGCGGGCGTAATACGTTTACGCGATGGAGATGAGGCTCCTCTAGTTTCTCAGCGTCGTCCCCCGAAGCGTTTATTCAGCAAGTACAAGACTGTTGTTGAGTTGGAGTCTCGGATAGACAAGTATTTCAAGGGGAGTGGGATAAAGACGGCGAGTGGCTTGGCGAGGTTTTTAGGTTTTAGTAACATAGGGGCATATTTAGGGTTAGTTAAGCGTGGTGTTGAGTACGCGGATTTGATAGATGCGAGTCGTTTACGGATAATGGAGTATTACGAGGAGTTGGGTCAGGTAAGCAAGAGCGGGAATTTTGCGGACAGGATGTTGACACGGTTACATTGGTTTGCGACGGAGAAGGTTTCTAATGACGGGGTTGACGAGGTTGCGAAGTACAGTGCGAAGGAGTGGGAGGACATTCAGAAGCGTCGTCGTCGGATAGTTAAGCGGGCTAAGTTAGTTAAGGTGGAGAATGTAATAGCATCATGAGGTTTACAGCCACTATACCTTCGTCACGGATGTGGATAAACGATAATTTAAAGATTATCAACAAGGCTGGTTCTTTGGTTCCTTTGGAGGCTAACATAGGTCAGTTACAGTTAGATTCTGTAATTGAGCGTCAGCGTAAGAGCGGCAACCCTGTCCGGATAGTCTTATTGAAGCCACGTCAGGTAGGTTGGAGCACCTGGAGTGAGGCTCGTGGCTTTGAGTACATATACAACACGGCTTTACGGACGGCTTTAGCTGTAAGTGCTGACACGGACTCGACGGACTTCATATTCAACATGACGCGTATATTCCACGAGCAGTTACCGGTTAGTCGCAAGACGAAGTCGAGTAACCGCAAGGAGATCATTTATTCACCGCCTCATTGGAGTCGGTTTTTGACACAGACGGCTGGCAAGGACGTTTTGGGTAGAGGTGGCACTACCCACTTTCTCCACGCGTCTGAGTGTGCGTTTTGGCCGCGTGCGGTGAGTGGTTTGGGTGCGTTATTCCAGATGGTTCCTAATGTTGCTGAGACTACGGTGATTTTGGAGAGTACGGCGAATGGCGTTGGCGGTGCTTTTTATGATTTATTCTGGCAGTCGGTTGACAGGTGGAAGGTTGAGAAGAATTTTGCTGGTTACATACCTGTTTTTTTCCCTTGGTTTGAGTTTCCTGAATACATTGAGTCTCCACCTCCTGAGTTTTACAAGGACGAGAAGGAGCGAGAGTTAGCCAAGCGGTTCAAGTTGAATAACGGGCAGTTATATTGGCGTCGGATAAAGATACGGGAGCTTGGCGGCGATGAAAGTTTCTTCAAGCAGGAATATCCATCAACGGCGTTGGAGGCGTTTCAAGTCGCGGGCAATCCTGTATTTAGTTCTGACGATATTTCTTATCAGCGTAATTTATGCACTAAGGAGCCGCGTTATTGCGTTCTTGAAGGTCGGGATAATTTTGATGTTATTGATGTTGACAGACATTTTAACTGCTGGCAGATAGCGAGACTTCCCCAGCCTGGCCATGCCTATACTATGGGAATAGACACGATGGAGGCCAGATTGAGCGATCCGGCCAACATTAAGAGTTCTCTTGACAGGCATGGGGTGGCTATATTTGATCGTGTTGAGGGCCGCGTTGACGCCATTTACCACGGTCAGGGCAACCAGAGTGATTTAGGTTATCAATGTTTGAAGATGGCGGAGTTTTACAATAAGGCTTTGGTTGCCCCTGAGATACCTACGGGCATGGAGGTATTGAAGATATTTCGAGATGCTGGTTATCCTGAGCTTTACGCTCGTCAGGTCCACGATGAGCAGGATACTGTTGCAGACAGCAGTAATTTGGGCTGGCGTACTACTATGATTACCCGTCGATGGCTTGTTGAGAGCCTGAAAACGGCGATGAAGGAGCGTAGTATTCATCTTACCTTCAGCGATATAGTTGACGAGAGCGAGACATTTGCATACGACAAAACGGGCAAGCCCATTCACCGGCCCGGCAAGCACGACGATCTTCTTTTTGCGGCCATGATAGCTCTTCAGGTTCACATTCGCAGCGATGCCCCGCGGGGCGTTTATCCTTACGAGCATACTGGCTCGGAGGCTGCGTCACAAGACGGTGTTCTTAGCGATTTAGCTGTTGTTGGCGCTATAGATTACGGGATTGAGGAGGAAGATGACTAGTTTTCTACCGTTGATAACTTTGGTGGTTGGGATTTTCCTAGGGGCTGGTCTTACCTGGTACGGACTGAGACTCGGTATGCGTATTTCATTTAGGACACTTGACAACGAAACGGTTTTTGATGGTATTTTCAGCAAACCTGACCAGACTGACCAGGATTACACAGAATAGGGGGCATTTATGTCTTTCGACGTAACTTCACACCGCACATTGAGCGGTAAATATGTTTACACTTTCGATCAGACGGCGGTAAATGGGACTGAACCTATTTTCCTGAAGGCTGGCGACGACTCTGTCGCGGCATTTTTCGTTGAGTCTGTTCAGTTGGTTTGCGGTAGTGGGACTTCGGGAGTGATTTACGATGGTTCCGCCGGTACTGCTCTTACCCCACATCTTGTATGTGCTTCACAGACGGTATCCACTGTTTTTTGGAACTTCACAGACGATCCTATCTCCACGCTCAAGGACAGTACGGGCAGTATGTGTGTAAGCGGCGCTGCCACCGGACAGATCGCTGGTATGATTAAAGGTTATTGGGGTGTATAGTGGCTAAGGACACGAAACTCATAGAAAGACTGGACAAGATGGAAGCGGCGGGCATGGCCCGCACGAAGGAGTGGGTATCCATCTTCCAGAACTCCATGCGCTATACTTTCGGGGACCAGTTACAGGACAAGAAGCATCACAAGGACTGGGAATGGATTATCATAAACTACATCTGGCCCGCGATGATGCAGGAAATATCGAAGTTGGCCAAGATAGATGCTGAGATAACCTGTAATCCACAGGAGAGTAGTGACGTTGACGCTGCCGACACATGGCAGGGGCTATTGCAGTTCCAGTGGGAAAACTCTCTCGCTCCTCACGGTATGCGGCTCGAACAGATACGCGCTCTTCTGGACGGCAATCTTTTCGGCTATTGGATCAGCAAGATACACTGGGACTCGAAACCGAGGAGGAGTTGGGATTCGAAGAAGAAGGAATGGATAGGGGATGTCAGGCATACTCTTTGGCATCCGGCGGAGTTCTGGGCATCTGAGGCCGAGTGCATAGACGAGGGGCCGTGTGGCACGGTCAGGTATTCAACTCTCGACTATGCCCTTCACCGCTGGCCGGACTTTGCCAGACAGTTGAAGGACGAAGCTACGAAGTACCGTGACGAGAACGCTGGTAGTGGTCTCAATAGCATACGCGGTGCGATTAACGCCGGGACGATAACGTCTACCGGCACGAATACGGGCGGAATGGACAAGGGAATGGGCGTCCAGCAGATTTCACCTTTACTCGATAAGATACTCAACAGCGCCAGAATGAGCGTAGACGCCAACGATGAGACGGAGTTCGTTAAGGTATCTGAAACATATTTCTTCGACGATGAGACAACTAACGAGAAAGAGGAGCAAAACATCCCCGCGGAACGGCTGGAGCAAGAGGGTCGGATTTTGAGGGATATGAACGGCAACTTCATAGACACCGATTCATACGCGCCAATGAACGCTGCAAGCTGGCCTACGGAGACGGTAAGGCAGTGGAAAGAGCCGAAGTATCCCAAAGGCAGATATGTTATTCGCGCCTGTGAGACGATTCTTAACGAGGACAATCAGGTATGGCAGTTCTCCCGCTGGCCGTTCATTGTAGTTCCCCACTACCTTCTTCCTCATATGTGGCAGGGCGTCGACGGCGTTCAGATGTACAAGAGCGCTCAGGACATGATAAATGTTACCGTCTCTCATCTCGTGAACAATCTAAAGCAGTTCGGAGACCCGAAGATAATTCTCGAAGATGGTGCAATTTCCGCACCACCTGGCCGTACTAAGAAGCATTTCCGCATAGCGGCTGGAGCCGGTGCGATTATCAGGGTTGTTAAGGGTGCTATATCTGGTAATAGGATCAAGATAATTGATCCTCCTCAGCCAAGTTCGGGTGCAACGCAGTTATACCATTTATTCTCTCAGGAGTACAAGAACTTACAGGGTCTTCAGTCTACGGCTCGCGGTGAAAAAGAGCCGGGCGAAATGTCAGCTACTCAGTCTCAGCATCTTACGATGTCCAGTTTTGATAGGGTTTACCTACAGAGCATATACCAGAAGAACTGGGTCTGTCAAGTTGCCCAACTCACCGCAGAGATGGACCAGTTGTATTACGACGAAGGCCGGATAGTGCGGATTCTCGGCGAGGATCGCAAGCAGGGCATTATAGAGATAACTCAAAAGCTGAAGGACTTTAAGTTCGACGTTTCGGTGGAGGCTGGCACTGCCCTTCCGTTCGACGACGAAAAGCGGATGATGCAGTATGCCAAGGCTTACGAGCTTATGGCGAATCCTGTTGCTAATCCGATGCTCCCTGAAATGCTCAGGATTCTCAATATACCCAACTACCGCAAGTTGCTTGGCAAGTATGCTGCATGGCAGCAGTATATGGAGTTCCTGCAACTATACGAGTCTGTGACTAAGGGCGAAGTGACACCTGAGCAGGCGGTTCAGATGCTTGTTGAGCGTGCGAAGCAGGAGTTCGGTCAGGCCGAACAGACGATGGGCGGCGTGGCCGCTAAGAACATAGAGAAGGAGAAGCTGGACAAGGAGCGGGAAAAGATATTGGATGAAGGCCGCCAGATAGGGCGGATATTCGAGCAGGACCGTCAGAAAGTAAGAGATCAGGTTCGTAAAGAGGAAGAGTCGAAGAAGAAGGAAAAAAATGATAAGTACCTGTTTGACATGGATAGCTAAAGGGGCACGTCCCAATCAGAGAACCATGTCACTAACTATAGGTAAGAGATACAAGCTCAAAACCAAGGAGTAACGCTAAATGGACGAGGCAAAAGACATACCGTTCACACTTGAAAAAGAACAAGAGACCACAGTAGAACCAGTAGTCGAAGAGAAAACCACAGAAGCCAAGGAAGCCAAAGAAGCCGAATGGGACAAGCAGAGGCAACAGCTTGACCAGGAGCGGGCAAATGCTGAAAAGGCTCGCAATGAGGCTTTGGCTGCTCGCACGGAAACGAATAATATCCGCGAGAAGCTGGAGAGTATCGAGACTAAACTGGCCGACAAAGAGAAAACCATAACCGACGAAAAGAATAGGTTGGACAATCTCGATCCCGACCTTGTCGACAAGAGTGTGATTCGTAATATCGAAACACTCAATCGGCAACTTCAGGAAGTTCGTGCAGAGGTAGCCACGCACAAGGACAAGGTTAGGGTCTATGAACAGAAAGAGGCCCAACAGGAACAGGTGCGGGTGCATACTCAGGCTGTGGAAGAAGTTCTCGGTGCGTGTGACGATGAGTTCGGGGCGAAGTATCGCAATGAAGCGAAGGTCCTGGCTGACAGTCTTGTTGATAGTGGCAAGGAAAGACAGCCTACGTCACAGTTTGCCGGGTATAGACTTATGAAGAAGTGCTATGCCGAGGTAGTCAAGAAACATGTGCCGAAGGAAAAACCCAAGCCCCCTACGTCCGATAGCGGTCTGGGCGGATTATCTCCAGCTAACATTGATACGGTAAAGACCGGTTCAATGTCGGAGGTGCTCGCTGACATGAAAAAAGACGATGGCTGGAAGCATCGTTAAAGGAGTATTTCTAAATGAGTACATCTGATTTAACGAAAGCCACTCGTGAACTATTCATACGTTCACTGGTGGACGAAGTATACATGGCGACTCCTGTAGTTGAAGAGTTGCAAAGACGAAGGCAGGTATCGTATAAGGGCGGAACGTACATTGAACGACTAACGGACAATGGCACTACTGAGGATTTGGTTCAGGAGTACGTGGTTGGTATGCCGCTGGTGGATCAGAAGTCCACATCGCTCCAAAAGCCACGGTTTACATGGAAGATGGCGACTATGCCACTGCGGTATGACGTGGACGAATATCTGCAAAATGCTACAGCGGGCGACGAAGAGCAACTTCTCGATCTCGTTTCACACCTGACTGAAAAGGGTCACGATGGTGTCCGCAGGTATCTTTGCAAGAAGATATTTAATTCCGGTAGCACCACTGGCGTTGCTGATGGTGCAACTGGTTTTCAGTCTCTTGTGTCCGCACTCGACCATGATGTTACCTATGGTACGCGAACGAGGTCGTTTAGCGGCGGTACGAACGACTCGTGGCAGGGTGCAGACCCGGCTGGTCTGAACGAGTCTGTTACATCGAGTTCGCAGGGAACGGCTACTAACCTTACCGTTGCGAATTTGCGGAAGTGGATTTCAGAGTCTTCTATTGCTCACAACATGAAGACTGCCAACGATCTGTACATTTGCATGTGCCCCACGCTATACAACAAGCTAAGGGCTCAGATGGAGGCCAGAACTGTAGGTTATCCGGCCCCGGCTAATGGTACAGCCAGTCAGAAGCTCACAAAGATGGTTCTCGACGGCCATACTATTACGAGCGTTCCGTACCTGCAAACAACGTCGACAATGAAGACGTGGGTATTCATTCTCAATATGAGGTATTGGGAAATGAGAATCCACACAGCAAGAAACTTTAATATGACTCCGTTCAAGTGGCAGGCCGAGAATTCCAACGGCTACGACATGTGGCTGTCCCGAATTATGTGGGCTGGCAATCTTGTATGCTGGAAGCCGAACTCGTCTATGTGGCTAAGTAACGTAAGTTAGAAAGGGGTAATACTATGGCGGGATTGCCATTAACAAAACTTATTCTCAATGACGGGTTTCCGGGTCCTGTCAATCCGAACATGAGCATACCTGTAGACGGTTGGGACGGCACAAGCCACAGTTGTGTGACTACGCCTGCTTTTCCTGTCGGCACAAAGGTAATGGCTTATACGGACAATACGAGACAACCGGGCTATTACACAATGTACTACGGCAACCTGGCGTGTTATAGTTCAGCAGCAGATGTCAGTGCTGATTTCAGTGACGGCAAGTTCTGGTGTGCTCATACGTGTCTTACCGCTGATGTGGCTGATGCGACTTACGAGATAGCCAATAACGATGGCTCGTCTCAACCTGCATACGTACTGGCGACGTGTTATACCACATTAGGCTGGGATGGCACGAAAGGCTTTCCTATCGCAGTTCCTTGTGCTACGCTCGCAGGTTATCAGTATGGCTGGTTCTGGGTTGGTGGAGTGTGTCCGTGTTTGGATGCAACACTTCTTCAGGGCACTGCCGGTTCGGCTGGCGGGGCGTGCGTAACTACCGACGATGTCAGGGCTGGTGCGGTGTTCCTTGAGTACACGGCGGCCTCTGGTGTTTTGACTGCCATTGACATCTCGCAGATTTCCGATGCCACTGGTGCTGTAGGCGCTGTTCCTGTAGCGATAGGTTATGCCCTCGAAGCTGATTAACAGAAAGGATGGCTGATTATGGCTGGTATTAACATTGATACCCAATATACCGGCTATGTAGGACACCTCAAGATGGAGGTAGGCTATATAGGGCCGGACGACGTTACGACTGTGTATGGTGATGATGCGAGCGAATCGCATTCGATACCCACTACACTCAAGCACGTTGCCGCTGGCTGGATGGTCTGCTCAAGTACAAGTGGCGGCACTGTAGGTTGCATAACTGCTGCTGGTCCGGTCGAGATTTCGACTGGTGATACTACTCGTGACGCCTTACTCGGTCTTCAGCCGCACATCGACTTTACGATGGATGCGACTTGTGCCGGGACTGGCGGTGGTAATTTCTATTTGGTATTTGGCTGGTAAAGGAGTGGATTATGGCAAGTGGCTGGGACATAAACAAACAGCAGTCGGCATCCGCTCATGGTATGCGTATTGAAGTTGGCGTGGCTGACGCATCTTATCTTACCGATGAGACGGCGGGCTGTTCAGCTTCCCATGGGATACCCACTAACCTGACAAGCATTGTAGGTGGCTTTTGTATGTGCATATCTACGGCTGGTGCGGTCGGTGGGGACCCGATAAACATGGGTTGTATAACTACGCAAGAACTGGCCGACCATACGTTCGGACGCGGGTACATTGATTTCACAATGGATGTAACCTGTGCCGGTGTGAACAACTGGTTAGTTTTTGGATATTAGGGAGTTGACTATGGGATTTGCAGATGTGACAAATGATATCCGGCAAATGTCTGGTAGTATTCCCGGCTTGCGATTGGAGGCTGGCTGCTGGAGCGGCACAGCGGCTCTGAGTCAGGCTATTCCAACGACTTTGTCTTATGTTGTAGGCGGCCTGATATTCGGGCACGATAACGCCGCGGGCAGGCCAGTTGTCGGTAATACCAATACCAATGGCACAGTGGACTTCACCTTGGGTGATTCCACTACAGGGCCGGGTGTCTATATTATAGCTGGATGGTAACAAGTCCTTCTCAGGTCTGGGGGTGGGGGCGAAAGTCCCCTCCTCGGACTAAAGGATAAAAATATGACAGGTGCAGAATTAGTTGATGAAGTGCAGGCTCTTGTAGGTCGAACGGGCGATACGGCTTTGTGCGACGATACGAGATGTACGCGATGGCTTAACGAGGCGCAGAAAGAGGTAGTTGAGAAAGTGCCCGGTATTCATAACATGGTATTCAAAAATACTACCAGTGTGGATACTACCGTAGTGCTGTCGTATGCTCTTACCGATTGGACTGTCGGGGACGCGACTACGCAATCACCATGCCACATATTTAATGTGACATACCTCGACGGCAACGAATCTGTCCCATTGAAGTATACACATATTGATGTGTGGGACGAGGAGTTCCCGGACCCGACTCATTCTGATGTTCCGGTAGGTATCCCCCAGCGGTGGACGCGGCGGGGTAATGCCATTGAGATGATCCCATTGTGTGCGACGGCGTATTGTGACGCAGATATTCGACTTGACGGAGATTTCTACGCTGAAGATTTAACGACGAATACCACATCTCCGTCGGACATATCGGGGGCGGATCAGGGGTTGATACTCTATGCAGTTGCACAGGCGTGGGGTGCTATCGGCGATGAAGTAAAAGCAAAAATATGGGAAGGTAAGTATAATGACTGGCTCGACGAATTTAGGGGCGCGAACGACCGTATCGACGCATGGGGCGGCGGTATGTACGAGGATGCCGTGGAATAAAGGCTGCCATATCGTAGCAGAGATTGGGGCCAACCATTTGCAATCGTACCAGCGGGCGGCTGCGTTAGTGTATGTCGCTCATAAGGTCGGAGCCGATTCGGTGAAGGTTCAGATGTATGAACCGGACGGCATGGCAGATAATAACGACGGACAAATACAAGATGGTCCTTGGAAGGGCCAAACTTTACATGAATTGTACGAAAAAGCTGCTATGCCGCTCGACTGGGTGGTTAAACTGAAGAACATTGCCGACGGCCTTGGCCTTGGCTTTATCGCCAGTGTATACTATCCTGAAATGGTTGAGTTCGCCGAGCAGATAGGAATCAGGACGTACAAGATAGCGTCCTATGAATTGCTCTTTGACAAGTTAATCGAGACTGTAGCTAATACAGGTAAGCCCGTAATAATCTCTACAGGGGGCGGGGCACTTGACGAAGTTGAGCACGCGCTGCAATTAGTGCGGAACAAGCACGACAAGGTGGCCTTACTCAAATGCACGTCGAGTTATCCCGCATCCCTGGAGAGTATGAACCTGCACACCATTCTTGATATGCGTAAAAGGTTCAGGTGTCCGATAGGGTTAAGTGATCATTCTCTTGGTTGTGTTGCCCCGGTAGCCGCCTGCGTATTAGGTGCGAGAGTTATTGAAAAGCATATTACCCTCGATAGCGAACAGGGCGTTGACGCCGGGTTCTCCATTACTCCCGATAGGTTCGATACAATGGTGAGGACGATAAGGGCGACTCAAATTTCCCTTGGCTCCACGACTTACGGTGGTCCTTCTCAGTATCGCAGGAAGCAAGTGAATGGGAGGTGGCTCAGGAGTGTCTGACTACAAGTGCGATCTTGACTGTCCTGTTAAAACGGAAGTTCCCGTCTGCTGCCGGGATTGTGCTGAATCGCACGGCGACGGAACGAGTCACTGGACGAAGACTGGATGTGACTTAACAAGGGACCAGATGCCAAAAGAGTGCATAAGAGTACGACTGCCGACAGCATACATTTATTGTTATTAAGCGATGGGTTGGTAAGTGGGTTGAATTAGATGGTTACGAAAAGGAATGACAATGCTCAAAGATAGTGTAATATGTATAACCGGGGGTACTGGATCGCTGGGGAATGCTCTTGTCCCTGTACTGGCCGCCGTCAAGCCGAAAAAGATTATCATAGTGAGTCGGGACGAAAACAAACAACACCACATGGCGGCGAAGTTTTCCGGTATAGACTGTCTTCGGTTTATATTAGGCGATGTCCGTGATACCGATAGGATCAAGCAAGTATTCAGTGGAGTTGACGTTGTTATTCATGCTGCTGCGTTAAAGCATATTCCGAAAGTAGAGTACAATCCTACGGAAGCGATAAAGACCAATGTTATCGGCACTATGAATGTTGTCGAGGCTTGTCTTGCCAGTAGTGTGAAAAAGGCGGTCTTAATATCTACTGACAAGGCCGTTGCGCCTGTGAATCTTTACGGTTCAACCAAGCTATCCGGCGAGAAGTTGTTTCTTGCGGCCAACGCTTATAATGAGACTATTTTTTCTGTTGTTCGGTATGGCAATGTTCTGGCTTCTCGTGGTTCTGTGATTGAAACATTCATTAAACTGAAAGACGAAGGTGTTACAGAGTTCCCTATTACCGACGAGCGAATGACGCGGTTCTGGATAACACTGGAAGAGGCATGTAACCTTGTCCTAACGGCGATTGAGAGTGACAAACCACAGGTGCACATCCCCGATATTCCGTCGATGAAAATAACTGATGTGGCAAGGACTATTAGCCCGAACTGCACATTTAAGATAACAGGTATCCGGCCAGGAGAGAAGCTGCACGAATCCTTATCTGATGGATACGACAGTAACACGAACGAATGGTGGATGACAAAAGAAGAATTGAGAAGGAAGCTATGCTTGAACGAATAGCCATAGGAACCGCCAACTTCGGCAAGAAGTACAACGGCGTTAAGGTCGATGACCCGGAAAAGATACTGGAGTACGCCAAGTATGTAGGTGTTCAGTATATTGACACGGCGGAATCGTATGAATGGGATTACTCGCCCTACGTTAAAGACTTCAAGGTAATTACCAAAGTATATCCGGGCCAGAAACCCAGGCCGGGCGTATGGGCGGTGCTTGCCCATGATGGTGAGATAGGGACTGCCAAGTCGACTGGGGCCGAACATGTGGGGGTATCTCTGTACGAACCAGAAGTAAAAACTCATTATGGGGTTCTTCAAGTGCCGTACAGTTTGTGGGACAGGCGGTTCGAGAAAACGATGTTGCACGGCGATACTATCATGGCCAGGTCTATCTTTCTGAAGGGCAGGATAATTGAAGACTGGAACGCCTTTGCCTGTCTGAGTTTCGTGTTGATGAACCCGAACGTGGATATAGCAGTGGTTGGTACTGAATCACAAGATATGCTTGCATTTACCCTTGCCCCGTTCGTTGCAATGGAAAAGGCTGGCAAGGACGACATAAACCTTTTAGACCCTCGCAAATGGAAGGACGCAAAAAATGGAATGGAATGACACATTAGAAGTAATCCCTAATGGCGTACAAACTGAAAGCAAGATGCCCAACAGACATGTTGAAGGGGTTTATCCGAAATACATTGTAAGTGGTCATGGCGCGTGGGTGACGGACGAGAACGGGGAGGAATACGTTGATTTCCCATGCTCGCTTGGCGCTAACCTTCTTGGCCATGCCTACCCATCTGTGGTGCAGGCCGTTAAGGATCAGTTGTTACAGGGAACACTGTTTAGCCTGCCGCACCCATCTGAGACACTACTGGCACAAAAGCTGAGGGACTTAATCCCTTGTGCTGAGATGACGAGGTTCGTTAAAACAGGCAGTGAGGCCGATACGGCGGCGGTGAGGATAGCAAGGGCATATACGAAGAGAAACACTATTCTGTGTTGCGGCTATCATGGCTGGCACGACTGGTACAATCTGACTACGCCGAGGCACGCTGGTGTTCTACCGACTAAGGGGATGATGCCGTCCGTGATACAATTCAAGTACAACGACTACGAAGCGTTCAAGAAGTTACTGATAGCCAACAGGAAAACCTGTGCCGCCGTGATAATGGAGCCGTATATTCTGGCTGAGCCGGAGGACAATTTTCTTGAGAAGGTAAAGACTCTATGCGACAGGTACAACACATTACTCATCTTTGACGAGGTGATAACGGGATTCAGGACTCCCGGCCTCTCGGCACAGAAGCATTATGGTATTACGCCTGACATGTGTACTATCGGCAAGGCGCTGGGCAATGGTATAGCGGTAGGTGCTGTTTGCGGACGCAAAGACATAATGAGTGTCCTGAAGGATGATTGCTTTGTATCTTCCACGTTTGGCGGGGAATTATTGGGGATAGCTGCTGCGTTAGCCGTGTTAGAGGTACTAACGACTGAGCCGGTAGTAAAGAACATTTGGAATGCGGGTACTCGGCTAACGGAGGTGTTCCGGTCGGCGGCTGATGGCCTTGACGGCGTCGAGTGTATAGGATTGCCGTGTCGGACGTTCTTCAACTTCCCGACCGAGGCTCATAAGTCACTGTTCTGGCAGGCAGCGTTAAGAACAAAAGTGTTTTTCGGATATGCCCAGTTCACCAATTACTCTCACGGCCAGATAGAAATGGACCAGGCGTTCGAGGCGATAAAGAAGGGCATATATATAGTAAGGAAGTATTGGGACGATCCTGAGAAGGGACTTCAGGGCGAGGTGGCGCAGGCTACACACAGGATGATTTCTGTAAAATGAAGTTACAGGAAGTAAACCATAACGATTGTATGCGAACGCGACTATGGCGCAATAGCTCCATGCCGTCTCTACGCACGCCCTATATGCTGACCGAGGATATGCAGGAAGAGTTCCTTCGGGACGTTATCAATAACAGAAACTCTCAGCATCGTTACTACGCAGTGTATGACGGCAGTAGGCACGTAGCTACTTGTGGACTGACATACATCCAGTGGGAAAACCGGATAGCAGAGATCAGTTTGAGAGTAGCCCCCAAGGAAGAGGGCAACGGCATTGGTGAACGGGCTATTCGGTTGCTGTTGCGGGAAGGGTTTGGCCGGTTGAATCTCCAGACGGTGTGTGGCGAGTGTTACATGTGTAATCCGGCGGTCGGGTTCTGGCGGACTATGGTTGAGCGGTTTAATGGATATATGGTTAATCTGCCGAAACGAAAATTCTGGGACGGGCAATACTACGATGGACTCTACTTCTCATTTGATAGAAAAGTATACAGCTCTTTATAGCCCACTTGACGTTGAGTATGCACAAAGCATGAGTGGTCCATATAGGGACTTGAGTGTACGTTCGCATGACTGCGAAGTGGTTGCCGGGCTAAAAGGCGGCGAGATAACCGGCTTCTGGCGGCCAGTAGTAAGTGCTGGCAATCCAATTCTTGTTAGGGCTAAGATGATAGCTCTTGCATCCAGAGGCGATGTGACGTATATGGACTTTCTTGAAGGGGGAGAACTGAGTGATGCCAGTTTGGTCCTATTGAAACTTGGGTATAAAGCTACCCCGTATTTAACACAGATAATAGACCTGACGCAGAGTATTGAAGCATTGAAGGGCGGGTTAAGAAAGAGCTATAAGTCGCTTGTGACAAAGGGTAACCCAAGGTTTACGCATAATGCCTATCACGTTTACGAGATGAGGAACAGGGTGAAGGATACCCGTTCCCGTCCAGTAGAAAGCTGGAAGATACAAAACAAGATGTGTCGGCAAGGACAGGGTTTTGTTGTCTACGATGACGATATGGCTGTTATGGTATATCACAATAAGTATTCGGCGTACTACGCCAGTGCCGTATCGAGAGACAACGCAAACACCCATCATCTGATATGGGCGGCGATCCTTGAAGCTAAAAGGCTTGGCTGCCGAATGTTTGAGATGGGCGAACAGAAATACGATGACAGTATATCGTACTTTAAGAGGGGCTTTGGTGGCTCCACGCACGCAAGACTAATACTCACAAAGGAAACGAATGGCTAAAAAAATCCTAATTCTGACAGCGTCACCACAAAGAGACAAACTTATTGACGAAATGCTGGCCGATAAACTCAAGGCTATGGGCAACGAAACATGGGTTGCACCATGTCTCAGAGAGGGAAGGCAGAAGGTGTTGGAACTTGAGCCTGATGTAGTAGTTCTTCCCCCTGTGCGGAACGTATACTCCCGCGACTTCGCTGAACAGTTGAAGGCGTGGGGTTGCGGAGTGGCTACAAGGCACACTGAGCCAAGTTGCGACTGGTCTGACTTCAAGGCTATGGACCCCAACAAGCAGTATGAAATTACAGGCCGATACGGATACAATGTGGACGTTGAGTTGGTGTGGGGTCCTGATGAGGCGGATATTCTCAATAAGCGCAAGGTAACATTCAAGACTGTGTCTGTTGGTGCGTTTGTTGCCGACGCATACAAGCGGCCCGATATTCTTGATACGCTGACGTCTAAAGCTGCTACGTATGACAAGTTTGGGTTGGACAAGGACAAGAAAACAGTAGTAGTTATGTCGGCGTGGGGCTTTATGGATAGCGCCCCTGACCTCCAGATAGATGAAAACGGTTCGTGTAACAGCGATGCCGAGGGCCGGGGCAAGTGGCTTCAAATGATTAGCGTTCTAAAGAAGTCTCTACCTGAATACAATATACTGGTCAGTCTGCATCCAAACGTAGCACCGGAACCATACAAACAAGTTCTTGTCCCACAGGGTATTCCAGTAGATACTGATTGCAGAGCCATTGATTTGATAGTGGCTGGCGATATTATCGTTCACGCTGGCTCTACTGTAGCGATAGAGGCGCATTTCCTGGGCAAGCCTGCACTCCAGTATGGTGACCAGAACGCTTTCGGCAACTGGTGGGCTAAGTCGGATTCGCCCATATCAAAGGTTTCACCTTCGGCGGATAGTCCTGAGAAACTGGCTGAGATGATAAAGGGATGTGATGTCGGGACGAACGCTTCACCTGATGCGATACACGATCTTGAATGTGGTCGATACGGTTTGATGGACGGCAAGGCTACCGAACGGGCGGCTGAACTGATAAACAATCTAGAAGGCAAGTTCAAGATAACATGGCCAATAAGCTATAAGGACTACTCCCAGATTACGATACTAAGGGACAATGACAGGATAGTAACACCGTTGAAATGTTCCGTTTGCGACGAAACGTTCTATATTGTCAACGACTCATGGTTGACTCAGTTGGGTCATTTTATGGGTTTACCGAAACCTGTTATACCTAAATATGATACATGCTGCCCGTGGTGTGGTGCGAGATGGTTTAGGCGGAACAAATGAAAACAGGAGCGATAGTACAGGCAAGACTGGGTAGTACAAGACTACCCCGCAAGCAGCTCCTTGAAATACCGGAGGGTAGTGGTGTTACCGTTCTGGAGCGGGTGGTTAAGCCGTTAATGGCCTCCGAGATACTGGGTGCTGTCATTGTAACTACGCCCGACTATGAATTGGTAAGGTTTTGTAAAGTCAAGGGATACCAGTCTTATCGCTGGCAAGGAGCCCGCGACCCTTTGGGGGAGTTGTGGCACGCAGCCAAGAGGCATAAGCTGGATGTGATAGTAAGGATTACCGCCGACTGTCCGTTAATGCGAACAGATATTGTCGATGGCGTTCTCGAAGAGTTCTTTACTAACGGCATGGTGGATTACGCATACAACCATCACGACAGCGATATGGGTAGGGGCGACGGTCTCGATGTAGAAGTGTTTACTCTCTCTGTTTTGCATAAGGCGCATATATCAGCCTACACAGCGTACGACAGGGAGCATGTAACGCCGTGGATACGACGGCACAGCAGGACAATGAAGACAAAGGCTCCGAACGAAGAGTCTTTATCACTCAATACGATGGATGACTTCAAAAAGATATCGGATATAATGAGAAGGGGAAAGAGAGATGAAGCGTGAGCGTTCATCCCAATGGGACCGGCACAGGCTGGACTGAAGATGTTGACATTGACCAGCCTCATGGGTTGGATTATCGCTATGTTAATCATCTTGCGATAGCAGTACGAAAACGAATTGAGAAAGAACACGTCGCTTTTGGCGACACCACAGCAGGCGGTGAGCATATCCCAGGTAAGTGTGGGGTAATGCTTGTCTGTGACGATACAGCGGACTTTACCGCTTACGTGGATGCTACTACTGCGCCTTTGGGTGCGATGATGTATTGTATCAGTCATGCCAGCTTATACTGCATGACCGGAACTGCATCGGCTGGTTCTCCCGATATCACTGTAGTCAGGATCGGGCCATTGAGTATCTGTAAGGGTGCTGATTTCACTTGGGACGGGGCGCACCTGTTCGACTTTAGTGTGGATTTTTCGGACGTTGCCATAACAGGCGATCTGACTATTGCTGGTAAGATTGAAACTGACGGCTCGGTGAATTTCAACGGTGACGTTGCATTTCTCGCCGACGCATCTTTCGATGGAACAGTGGACTTTGGTGATGGCGTGGCTTTCGGGGCTGAGGTTTCCATTGATGGCGTAGTGAAGATAGACAACACTGCCCCCCAGTTCGGAGGCACGGCGGGAATAGGATTATTCTACGATCCGACTGTACAGGCCGCGGAAGAAAGTATAACATTTCCAAATGGTTTAATTTTTAAACATGGCAAGACATCTTCTATCGCTGCTTATGCTACTTTAGATGTTACTTATGGAACTGCATTTCCAAATGCTATAATTTCGATGAGTGCTACACCAGTTTTGGATGCTGGTCATATGAATGAAGCTTGGATGGTGGGGCAAAAAACAGGCGCTTTGTTATCTATTGGGCAAATAAAAAATAAATGTTCTGCTCCTCATGCATATTACTGGCAGGCATGGGGATACTAATATGCCGCAGATACTAACAAATGCACCGGACAGAGGACTTAATTCTCTATTGCCGGACAATATGCTCGACCTAAGGGAGGCTGCGCCTGGCAGTAAGAACATCCTGTACGCCCGCGGTCTGGTCAAGACGGCACAAGGTTTTGCGGCAGTGGACTTGTCTTCAGGCCTTAATAGCGGCGAAGTAGTTCTTGCAGTCCTGAAGTTCACAGAGATAAACGGTGCGTCTCATACGATAGCATGTACGGCGTCAAAAATATACAAGCACAACAATGTAACCAGTGCATGGAACGATATTACCCAGTCTGGTCTTACGATGTCGTCTGCGATAAGCAATCCTGTAAGTTGGGTTGAGGTTGGCCACAACGATACGGCCATATATTTAGACGATAATCCCAACAGGGCCGTGGCGTATCACCATCTTATTCTGTGCGATGGGGGGCTGTCTAATATCCAAAGATGGGCGGGGCAACAGGAAGTCGACTTTGCCGACCTCGTTGGCGCAGGCGGCTATCACGACGGCACACAGCACAGGGCGCTTCAGGTCGGAACGACAAGAACGCGGCTATTGCATATCAGCCCGTACAATTACAGTTCTTCCGGCAAGTCGTGGATACAGTCCAGACAGAGAATACAATGGCCGACTGCCGGCAAGATACAGACGTGGACGGGGACGGGTTCGGGTTTCGTTGATCTACTGGACACAGGCGGCTACAATGTCTGGTCGGCCCCTCTCGGTCTTGACTACATCATTTATCAGACCAACTCCATCTGGTCGATGAATTATGTTGGCGGTACTACAGTCTTCGAACCCCGCCCAATGATACAGTCCCTTGGACTGTTAAGCTCCCACCTGTTGGTTTCAAGGGAGAACATACACTACTTCATTGGCAACGATTATAACGTCTATACCTATTATGGCGGTAGTGTAAAGAAGAGGATAGGTGATAAGATACACGACAACCTCCTCTCTGACTTTGAAACAGATTATATCAATAGGGCGTGGATGGCTTTCGGACCCGAAGGCAAGATGCTCTGGATATTCTTTGTACCGGATGGTAGTGAGTATATCACAAAGGCATACGGTTACGATACCCAGCAGGATACGTGGACATCCCATGATTTTACCGATAAGTATACAAGCGGCGGGATAACAGCAGCTTCACTCATAACGGCAAGCACACTTATAACCGGTGACTCTTATCAGGCCGCTCTGAATATAGTTTCGTTATACTCGGCTGCCGACGATACGAACGCTGCGGGCGATGTTACGCTGAGGTATGGCGACACCCTCAAGGGCGATCTAACCTCTAACGAGTTGGACTTCACAACGATAGACAGTACGCTTGACTTTACCGATTGCGAGTTTAGTGCGGGCGGCTTATTTATGTGTTTCACAACGAAGACGGGAGACTGTACGCAGTTGGTTGGGGACGACACCGATTACTCCAATAAGATAATACGGTTCGTAGATGGTTCGCTGTCTGGTAATTTTCCCAGTGGAACGCATTACTTCACAGTAACAGATGTGAGTATAGTAGCCGATGCGGCGGGAGTATGCTGTAAGTGCTATCTACAGCCGTCGGAGAGTACGGGAACGGGCTATTCTGATTTATCCACCGACACACCGGCTCTCGACGGAACGACAGGTGCGGTTATATTCGATGCTACTGGCTCCACATACAATCAATCCGTCCAGCAAGTATCTTCAAAAGACGCCCTATACATCGGTGATTCCGATGGGTACATTTACAAGTTTGCTTCCGATATCACTTCTTACGGTGGCACAGCTTTTTCTTCTGCTCACTACACTCCAGTGGTAGACCTCGAACTACCCGATAAATATAAGCGGTGGCCGGGGATTCTATTTGAGGCTAAAGGCACAAGCGTAGTAATAGACTGGAAGCTCGACAATGGGAGTTGGACAAGCAATTCAGCAACCACACTGACAAGCAGCTTCGAGCAATATGTTATATATATTGAAAGGAGTTCCAAAAGAATACAGGCGCGTTTTACCAATGACAGCGGCAACGACTTTCATATACGCCGGTATGGACTGCTTGAGCCTTACGTGGAGGAAAACAGATGAGCCTTTTAACTGGCGAAATACCTCCCTGCCCTACAGAGTTGAACGATTTAAGGCTATACCTTGAACAATACCTAAAGCTACTCCAGAGGGACATTGTAAATCTTACTCAATCGAACGAGATACCGACGGGTGGGACTATTATACCAATGGGTGACGAGTTGACGAACGGTAGTTGGCGATTTTATATGGATGGCACTTACGTGCGAGTCCAAAGAAGGGAATCAGATGTATGGGTAGACAAATTTGTTGTGGAGCCATCTTAGTATTATTGTTGTGCCCTTGTGCTTATGGCACAATCACTTATACCGATATGAAGCCGGGTACTGACGGTACGCTCTATCTTGGTCTGGCTGCGTATCAATGGAAAACTCTTTATAGCGTAGACGGCATATTCAGTGGCAGTATCCGAATCGGCAACAATAAGTATCTTGGCTCTACAGGCGACCCTGATGCGATTCAGATAGAAGATGGTGGCGATGTTGCTTTCACGCAGGACGTGAACGTGACTGGGGTAACTACGATGACTGGCGCTCTGAATATAGCTGTTCCCACCGGCGGTAAGATGATTGATGCTAACGCAACCATCAGTGGTGATG